CACGTTTTTGAAGAGTAGCCATATTAGAAAGTTATATTTAAAGTATCATTTATATTAGTATTAGGTATAGCATAATCTAATTCAATACTAATAGTATTAAAATCATCATTTCTTGAAATATTTAAAGAGATAATTTTAACATCAGGAAAAAAATCTCCTAATTTAGTTTCTATATCTTCTCTTATAAAATCAAGATTATCATTATTTATTTGAGTAAATATAAAATCTCTTAATCCAGCTCCAAATGTTGGGTTTAGAAATCTATCACCAGGATTTGTTAAGAAATAATTAATTATATTATTTTTTATAGCATTTTTTGTTTGAAAATTAGATTTAAAAACAGCATTGCCATTAAAAGGAATATCTACTCCAATAGCTACTGATTCCTCAAAATCAAGTGGGTTTATTATTTGTGGGTTAAAAGCCATTATTTACTACTAAGTAAAGTTCCAATTTGATCTAAACTAACTGAGCCATTTGGTAATGAACCATTTATAGGATCAGCTCCAACAGTATTTAAAGGAGCTACATCTTTAGAAGTAAAAGACATTTTTGTATCCTCCAAAGCTCCCATTATATCACTATATTTAGCTTTTACATCAACATTAGGTGATGTTGATTTATTACTAATATTAACAGGAGGTATAGTAGATTCATTAACTATTGTTTTAGGAGCTTTAACAGCTTCTAATAAAATCTCTTTTAATTCCTCTTGAATTGCTTCTTTAACTGCTTCTTTAATTAATTTTTTTAATTGTGTTGATTTCATATATGTTATAAATATTTGGTTATTCTGCTCTTAAATCATTTTGTTGAATGTGAAATACTAGTTCATCTATTAATATTTGGTCTATAGAACTGAAAGAATATTCTCCTTTTAACATTACAACTCCATTTTTATTTCTAGCTATAGCTCTTCTACGTTTTAAAGATCTTTCTGTAATTTCAGTTTCAACTCCCATTTCAAACCCATTTACATTTATTACTATTGGTGATAATTGGTTAGATTGATCTCTTGTTAAATCTACTAATTCTTCAGATACATCTGATTGATTAGCATCTGGATAACAAAATTGAGTTAATAAATCTAAAAGTCCTAAAAATTTGAGAACCTGTGTTAGAACTTCTCTAAGTAAAGTAAGTATAGCTAAAAGTACAACACTAGCTTGATTTAATCTAGAAATTAATTTACTTAAAAAGTTAATGGCTTCTTGTACTTTATTAATTACACTAATAGGAATACCAACACCAGGTGGAACAGAAGTTGGTGCAGGAAGAAGAGATATGAGTCTAAGAGCAGGATCAGCTATACCTAATATAGTAGTTGTTGTAGCTAAAGTTTCTGTAGCTGTATTTAATGTTGTTAATGTTTGGTTAATTTTATGAACAATTTTATTTTTTCTTTCAATTAAACTTTCAATTTCTTCTTTTGGAGGACATGTTATTATATCTTTTATTTTTTCAAAAGCTCCTTTAGGATCTTCTTGACTATCTTCAAGCAATTTACTAACTTCACTAATTCCATAAGCAGCTACTAAACCTAATACTAAAGGAATAACTATAGCTTTAAGATCATTTATACTTAAATTTACTTGTTTTTGAATAGTAAACTCAAATGTTGTCTGAGATAAAGCATATTGTTTTACTGTAGGCTCAGGAATTTTTAAAAGTTTTCTTATTTCATCTCCTAAGTTTGATTCAAGAGGTTTTAGATTGATTATTCCTATATTAGATTTTAATTCACCTGTAGATGTATATGGAATTTCTTGAGTTATAGAATGTTTTGATTTTTTAAATATTAGAGGAAATGTTGTTGGTTTTAAACCAATTTCAACTACTGAAGGAGGTAAGATAGGTTGTTCAATAGTAAATTTACCTTCTTTATCTGTTCTTGTTCTTTTTTGTAAAAGATTACTAATTCTAACTCCTGATATAGGTTCATTATTATTAGGATCAACTACTATTCCTTCAACTTCACCAAATTCTAATTCTTTAGGTAATTCTCCTTTAATAGGAAAAGATCCTGTATTAGGAACTGAAGGAAGTTCTATTCCAGCTAGAGATAAAACTTTGGATAAATCTATTTTTATACCTATAGATTCTGTTTGTTTTGTTTCTGAATCTTGGGGATTATTAATTAGATTTCCAAATCCTTCATCTGTATCATAGGGTAATGTTGCCATTATTGTACTTTTGTAGTTTTAGATTTAAGACTATTATCTTTTAATTTAGCTAAAATACCATTAGCTGAATTAATTTGAAGAAGTATATTTGACATAATAGGATTTAAAACAGTTTGATATTCTCCATCTCTGTAAATTTTTTCAGGTTCTAATATTTGAGCTATATCTCTAATTGCTTCTGTTAAATCTGTTAAAATTTGAATAGTATCATCACCTAATAATACTGGTTGTCTAGCATTTTTAGATCCTAATTTAATATCATTAGAACTTATATAATGAGATTTAGCATCTATATTTACACCTCCTCTAGGTACAGACATACCTATAGATTTTTGTGAACTTAATAAAACATGATCTTCTTTAGCATTTATAACAATTCTATCTGAATTTAAAGCTATTTGAGGATTTGTATATTGACTAGGTGGTATTGGAGGAGTTATATATGAATTATAAACTTCTGGAACTGTAAAATTATCTAATTTTTGGAATGAAGTTAAATATATACTAGATAAATCTTCATTTATATCTTCAGTTACAGGTACCCATCCTTTATCACTTGATTTTTTAGGTTGCCCATTTCTTAAAATTGTAATAGGATCTCCTTCAGTACCTACTGTTGACCAACTATTTTTATATTGACTTTTTGATTTAGATGTTGTTCCTAATCTTAGACTTTGACCAAATCTTCCTTCATAAATAATGTCTCCCATAAAAGGCATTAAAGGATGAATGTTAGTTCTTTCTTTAAAAGTATTTTGACTTGAGTTAAGAGGACTGTTTAAATTAATTTTTGGAGATTCATCAAGAACTTTATTTGCTGATCCTCCTTCAACTTGTTGGTAGTCTTTTTCTTGTGAAGGAGGAAGAAGATTTTCTGTAACATCTGGATAAGCATTATGGTGAGGATGGTTCCAAAGGTTAATATTATTAATATAATAATAAGAAGTTGATGTTGGATTGTTTCCAATTTCTTGATTAGGAAGAGAAAATAAAAGAACTATTTCATTAATAAGAGGATAAGTCTTATTTTGAGGATGAAGAGGTTTAGCACTTTGAGAATTTGTACTAGATTCTACACCAATAATTCCATAAAATATAGTTCCTATACCATTTAGACCCCCAACATCATTAAATAGAGGATGATTTTCATCTAAAATAATATCAGTTACTCTACCAGCTATAACTTTACCATTTAAAGACAGTAAAGAATTAGCTAATTTATCTTGTGATCCGTTTGGAGATGATAAATTTTTAAATAAAGCATTAAAACCTGTTCTATTTATCATCTTTTTTTCCGTTAAAGTTTTCTATTTCTTGGAATAATTGTTTTTTCTCATCTTCAGTTAAACCAAAACTTCCATCTTCATTAACTCCACTATTTAAAGCTCTTTGTATAATAGTAGACATTTTAATAAGTTGTTCATCATTTTTAATACCTAAATCCATATACTCTTTAATAAGTGGTACTATCAAAGTAGCATCCCCAATATCATTAATTAAAGGTTTTAATTCTTGTATTAAAGCTGAAATTTGGGTTTCTTTTCTTTTTTGATTTTCATATATTTCAGATAAAAGGTCAGAAAATTTCTTTTTACCAAATACTTTTTTGTCAAGATTACTCATAATAATAAATAATTTTATTATAAATATTTATGATTTAGTGGGTTTCAAACTCAACATACCCATTCTCTAGATAAAATGTATATTTTTCTTTAAATATATCACTTAATTTATTAGATATTTTAGTAATTTTAGGTGTTTTAAAATCACCTAACTCACGTATGTGAAGATATAATGCTTTTTTACTAAAAATACCAATGTCAGATCTTTTTCTAAATAGCTCTAAAATAGCATCTGCTACTTTAGCATCATTAGATTTTGGGAAAATTAAGTAAATATTTTCAGTAATATATTCTATATAATCATCTATAAAATTAGCTAATCTATCATTGTGAGTAGTAACTTCATCTAATCCATAAGAATGGTTTATGTCTTTAGATAAATCTTCAATAGAATCTTTTTTTATTTTTTTACCATAATTACTATTACAATAGTTAATTAACCACCTTTTTGTAATAGTCCCAAAATAAGAATAAGCTTTAGGTGGAGTAAGTTTTTTTAATTTTATAAAACATCCATCATCTAAGATATTTTCATAATCTTTAATAAAAGTATTTATTTGTTCTTGAGTTATTTTATCACTTCCATTAGTATAATTAAGAAAAGTTCCTTTTTTAAACAAACCATATTTTTCAGCAAAATCAGCTTTTTTTTCTAGTTTTAATAAAAATTCTTTTTCTGTTAATTTAGGTTCAATTTCTTCTTTTTTTAATATTATTTCATTTTTATAATCATTTAGATAATCATTATAATGACCATAATGATGTTTTCTAACTATTATTTTATGCAATCTATCATCAATACTTTTACTATGATGATATAGATGAAGTTTACCTAAAAGAAAAACTTCTATTTCATGTTGTAAATGTTCTAAATCTTCTACCTCTGTATGATAGAATTTAAAAGTATGAATTATATTTTGAGTTAATTTAAAAAATGGATAATGAATAAACTTAGAATACAACCTACTTCTTTCATCTGGGTTGTTAGTTTTATTATACAGTAAGATAGCATCTTCTGTTTCTTGAGTAAAATAATTTTTACTCTTTTTTCTTCTTTTTTTAGCCATTATTTTTTTCTTGGATTTCTTTAACTTGAAATTCATTTAGAACTTTTTGAATTTCTTTTACTTCTTTAAAGAAAAAACCTATTTCATCATCTGATTCAAATGAACCTTTAGCATCTACTTTTTTAAGTCTTTCATCTGAAAGTTCAATTACTCTAGAAATTCTGTCTAGATATAAAAGATATGAAGCTAATATATCTTCTTGATTTTCATTTTTCTTAAGTAAATTTACTGTAGTAAATCCTAAAACTACTATTCCTACTGAGAGGAGTATTATTGTTAAAATCATAGTCCTTGTAATAAATCATTTAAACCACTACTTTTAATACTACCTAAAGCTTTATCTTTAGTGGTTTTATTAGTTGTTTTTATTTTAAAATTGTCCTCTTTAGGTACTTCACCTTTTAATTTAGGTAGCCATTCTCTTTCAAATTCAATACGAGCAGCCATTAAATCAGCCTGATGTACTATATAAGGAAGACTTGTTCTTGGTTTTTGTCCTGGGGTGAAACTTATTAAATATTTTTTATTTCCTTCATCATAAAGACCATCATGAGTCTGAATGGTTAACATTTCATTAAAGGTATATTGTACTCCATGTGACTGAAGTAAAAATAAACCTCTATCTGGAACTGATGAGAAAGGAACTAATTCATTAAATTTATAATCTTCACCTAATTTATCTCTTCTCCATTTATCAGTTTGAGGTATGTAAGATTCATTTTCTTCATCTCCCATTTTTCCTAAGTCATGATTAATAGCAGAAAATACAAGTTCTTCAATTGTAAATGTAGATGTATCAACACCTTCTTCTTTCCATAATTCATATTGTTTAAGAGAACATCTAACTACTCTATTTACATGTTCAACATAACCACCTGGAAAAGCATTGTGATATTCTTTTTTATGAGCAGCAGGCATTAAAGCTAAACGATCTTCAAATTTTTTATAAAAATCAAGTAGTTTTTCTTTACGTGGGGATGAAATATATTTGTCAATATAAGAAAGTAACTGTTCCCAATTTTCTTTAATTTGTTCTGCTGTTAACTTCATAAATTATTTTAATTTTTAAAGGAGTATGATCCTTAGAGTGTTTAACTAATTTTTTCTTTTTCCTAAGTTATT